CGCCTTTTTTATATCCTTGTCGCCCTCGCCCATATCTACGCCATCCTCCGTAAATTCGCAGTTTTTTATTACGTGAGTAACAACTTTTTGCAAATTCATATAAGAGACCTCAACGTCAAAAGGCGGCAACTTTAAAAGCGATCCTAGTGGCGCAATATCTCTAATAGACTCGACGTCATTCATAGATAAAGTTAGCGAGGCGGAGGCATTAATAGCCCCGTGTCCTCTCGATACTGGTCTTGTCCCAGTTCCGTAGTTATTTTGTTTTTCTTGTTCCTCTGCATAACTAACAGCCGAAACTCCCGAGATTTTTGCTCCTATGATTTTAACCACTACTTGAGTGAAATCGTAGGCTCTCCCATTTACTAATATTCCCATTTTGTTAATTTTTTAAAGGGTTAATTTTGAATTTTTAAACCAAATCCGATATTAACAACTATATTACGAGCGACTCCAACTGGAACTATAGTAATAGTTATTATTATTTTAGAAGTGGATAAAACTTTTTGTTTAGGGTCTATTTTAACGTCAAACGCCGAAATTTCTCCTACTCTTTGCATTTCCTCCAACGCTCTGGAAGTATCGTTTTTAAAACTCGCTATCGTGTCCTCCGATAGTTCTCCGTCTGAACTAACTAAAAGAGGGGCGTTTAATTGTGGTAATAAGAACGTTCGACAACCTCTTACGGCTTTGTCTATTGTTCTCACGTTTTCAATATAAGCGTAGTCGCTAGACTTGTTTATAGCCGTATGAGTGTCGTTAAAATAACTCCCAGCCTTACCAACGTGCTTTTTAAGAAAAATATATCCTTTAGTATTTAAATCGTCTTGTTCTGTTTGAGAATAATCGCTTAAAATAGCGTCCTCTAAACCTAAAACATCAAACTCGTTAGTATCGTTTTTATTAGCGTTAAATTGACCTATCCAGCCAATATTTTCGCTAACTTTAGCACGACTTACAAATCCAAGGGCTAAACCTATACAAGTAAATACAAAAGAATGAGCGTCCGCTAATTCTTTTCCTTTTCCATTATAGTCTCCACCTATCACTACCGAAACGTTTTTGTTGTCTAAAGTTCGTAAATCTGTTAAATCATTATTACTATATGTATTACAAGAGTATAAAATGATTAAAGGCTTATGTTCACTCTCTAAAATATCACAAGCCGTTTGTATTGGTATTAAATTAGCCGCTGCAAAATCTTTGTTCGGTTCTATAACCGCCATTTGTCTAATTTCTCCGTTAGCCGTATTCTGAATTGCTTTAATTCCGTTAGTTATAGAGTTAGCAGTAGCATCATTTACAATTTTTAAATGAACGATTGCTTTTTTATTCGCTTGGAATGTTGTTTCTAAAATGTAACGTAAATAATTAACGTATTCGTTAGCCCCGTAATTTATACCTAAATCGTCGGCGTCTTGAACGCTAAAGATTGTTTTTACTCCAACAACTAAAGGAACTAAAGCAATTCCCGCAGCGTTAAAAGCAATTAAAAGCCCAGAAACGTGGTCTTTTCCAGCCAAAGCACGACCTAAACCGCCTCGACCTCTATTAAATTTAATATCATTTGCCATTATTGTATTGTTTTTAAAAAAAAATGCTCAACTCTATGAGCCGAGCCTTTTTCAAATTAACTAAAAAAATTATTTTTACGCCTCGTGTCTTTGTACAATAGTAATACGTCCTACATTACCCTCTCTTAAATAGTGGGCTGCATGGTTAACTTCGGTACTCATTATGTCCCCATAAGATTTAGCGTCGCCCTCATTTAAGTAGACCATAATTTCGCCTAATGCTTGAGATACCATATAACGAGAGAAACAAACAACCCCCGAACAATCCGTCGCTGCATTAGCCGCTCCGATATTTCTTATATTGTTAGCCGCCGCGCTTGTGTAACGAACTACTTCGCCTCTAGTAATAAGATTAAAGCCCATTAATTTAGCAATAACGCCAAACGAAAGCATATCTTTTTTAACGAGTGCTTGCTGGTTTACAAGTTCTTTATCCGTAAACAATCCGTAAAACATATTTGTAGGTACAACCGCAAAACGTCCCGCTTTTGGAACTTTGTCTATATCCATTTGAGCCGCTGCTAAAGCAAAATCTTTAGTCGTTAAAAGCCCTCTTTGACCCGTAGCCGTTGCGTGAGGCATCATAGCCCCTACGCCCCCCGTAGTTCTTAAAACGTGAGTAGTAGAACCAGTAACTGCCCATTTTTGTAACGTTTCAACCGCTACAACATCTCCTAAAGTTGCGATATGCTGACTCATTACGGACTGGCGTTTATTGTAAGAGATTTGTAATTCCTCTATATTTTTAACTAAAAACGGGTCGGTAGTATAATTGTCTAAATTATAAGTTAGTTCCGTGTCCGTTCGTCTCTCAATATCGGCTACGTTCTCGACTCTATTTTTTTCTACATTAGGTTTTCCTCCCGATTGTGGAACGTGAACCGTTTTGTTTTTTACATACTCAGAGTGGTTGACCGCTAAATTAAGGAACTCATTTTCATAAAATAAAGTCTCCATTATATCACGAACCCAAACCTCCGTCTGTAAGCCCATATATAATGCTCCCGACACCTGACTAGGAACAGAAAGTAATTGAGAACCAGTCCCAACGATAAAAACTCCAGCGATAATCGCTAAAGGGTTAGCCGCAACCATAGGAGCAGCAAAAAAAGCAACCATAACAGCCAAAAGGAAGTTTGTCGCAATTCTTAAAAAACTAATTTTTGTTTTCATTTTGTAATTGTATTAAATTGATTTATAAATATGGTAAAATTGCCCGTTTTGGTTAATTTTTAAGCGAAATCCTCCGCTACTTTTTTCGTTCCGTATTCTTTGTTATAAAGATTAACAAACGTCGGTAAATCGTTGTTTTTGATTTCCGCTAAAAGACCTCCGTCCTCTTTCTCTAAAGTTCTGAAACCTCTATTTGCTATTTTTTCAATTAAAGATTTAGTTCCTTTTCCGTCTCCACTTCCTCCATCGTATAAAATATTTTTAGATTTTGTAGGCATTTGAGAAATAAGATTTTTGAACCCCTCTAAATTAGCCTCGGCTTGACCTACTAAAGTAGATTTAGCGTCCTCGTTTTTAGGAGCAAATTTTCCCTCTTTTATAGCGTTTTCTACTACTGACAAAGCAGCCGCTTTATTGGTCGCCTCGACTTTTCCTTTTAATTCCTCGATAGTTTCCTTGTCTTTTTTCGCTTTGTTTTCTGCTGCTACAAGTTTGCTTTTAGCATCCGTCGCTGTCTGCAACGCTTTATTGACAGCATTTAAAACAGTTTCTTCATTCGCCCCTTCTTGAAGTTTAAGGGCATTAATTACTTTTTTCATTTTTAAAGTATTTTTATTAATATTAATATCTATAAACTTTTGAGCCTTGTTATGAACCGCTAAAGCGTTTCGATACAAATTCTCGGGAAGTTCAATCTCTAACCCCGTATTTTGTATATTTTTTGACAAAAAGAACCCTAATTCTACAGCTTGAGAAACGTCGAACCAGTTGTCTTTTCCGTTAGTTAATAAATTAGAGATAACGCTCTTTTTTAATTTAGAACGTTTATCTATAACGTCGATAATCATATTTTTAAAATTATCTAGAGCGGTTATGTCGTTTTCTGATAAATTGTCCGTTATTATTTCTCCGTCCTCGTCTACTGGAGAAACTCCATGAACCATTAAACGCCCGTAATCTTTAGGATATATATTTTTTCCAGCTAAAAGGATAAACCCAGCACTAGACGCCGCTACTCCGTCTAAATAAGTATTAACGTCCGTTCCGTTTTGGTCGTTTAGATTAGCATTAATTATTGACGAAAATATACTAAAAGCGTGTAAAACACTACCGCCAACTGAATTAATTCTAACTTTTACCTCGTTTATTTCCTCTAAATTGCATAAATACCTCAACTCGTTAGCGAATTGTAGTCCGTTAATATTTTTCTCTCCGATTTCGTCGTAAATAAACATTTCGGCGAAATGATTATTTTTTTGAATGTTAGCAATATATTTGAAATTCTTACTCATAACACAAAACTATTGTAAAAAAAAGAGTTATTACCTTGTTTTTTTGTTGTAGTTTTGTCTTTATAGTAAAAAAAACAATGAATAAAAACCCGAAAACTCTAAAAGATAGAGCCGCCTATATTAAAGACTCCATTAACAAGAGGTATAAATCGCTGAATATTGAGGAAATAGTTTCTAAACTAGCGAAAGAGTTATTTTTAAGCGAGGCGACTATATGGAAGGATTTTTCTAAAACCTAAACAATGACTTTAATTAAAAGATTTTTTTCGTTTTTTCAAAAAAAGCGACAAATTAATATTTCTAATACTACCGAGGCTCTAGCGATTGAGTTTATTAAGGAGGCTGTTAGAGGTATTAACGGGCAAATAGAAATAGAAATCGAAAGGCTTGGATTTCGAATAAGTAATTTAAAAAACGGACGTATTAAGTTAACTCGTGTTATCATTCGCTCCGACCACGACCCTCGTTTCGCTACGGAGACGTTTTCAATAGAGAGAAAAGGATTTACTCCTAGAATGATTTTAGCGGTTAAATGGTCTCCTAATTCATTCGAGATTGAGAGATACTCGGAACAAATGGCGAACGCTATTAAATCAAATCCTTTATTTGGAGTAAAAAAAGACGCTAACAAAAAA